TTAAGGCGAATCCGAAGATTTTCCCGTACACCCGGAGGGGTAGGCCACCGGATGTGGTTGTCCGTTTGCGTCGAATATCACGCGGCTCGGCCTCTTCATCGATCCGCCGTATCCGTGTATCACGTCGTGGCAGTGCTTGCAGACATACATCAGGTTATCGAATGACAGAGCATATTGAGGATCATGAATGCGTATCGCATCGAGATGCTTCTTGTGATGCACGATGTATCCTGGCTCCTTGTGGCATGCTTCACACAGCCCGCCGTCAATGCCCTGCCTGTATCTGATGTATGCCTCCCTGCAATCCTTCCAGGCTTTGCCGTTGTAGAATCGCAGAGCTGTTACCTTGTAGTCCTGCTTGTCCATCTGCACTCTCCATATCAAAAGAGACAGGCCGAAGCCTGCCTCAGTTGGGAGGAAGAAAATTACGGCAAAGCTGCTTCCTCTCTGCCTAACCTTCTACCCTAGCATCATATCACTCTGCTGTGTGTCCGAGTGTGTTCTCTTTCCAAACCCTCCTTGCCTCAGCGATAGCGCATCCATGCAGCTTGCCCCGGACATAATCAGAACTGTATCCCATCTCTTCCCCGATGTCGTACCATGTCTTAGGCCGTCGCCCTCCCTCGATATATCTCAGCCTCAGGAGCTGGCGATACTCAGCTGTCTGCATGGAGTCTATCAGCCTGATCGCTGTCTTGATGTCGTTCCTTAGCCTGATCAGATGATTCTCTTCCTCCTCTTCGATTTCAGAGAGCTTTGCCATTACAGCCGGCATTCTGTCTTCGGGAGAAGTCTGCACTCTCTCCTTGTCGTATCTGATCCCGGAAGGAATGAGAGACATCCTCAGCTCTTCCTTGTGCTGTTCGATTGATTCGCACTCAAGGCGCTCAGCTCTGACCTGTTTGAGAAACGTAAATACATCCATCAGTCCTGCTCTTCCTCTTCTGCTTCCTCTTCGCTCTTGCCATATACAGCAGCTTCTTTTCCTTCTTCGTATGCGCTGTTCATCTTGTCCAGCGTGAGAACCGCACATACAATGAATCCGAACAAGAATCCCACAAGCAGAGCGATCGTGCCTACCAGTACCAGCTTCATCATGTCTTCAGTCCTTTCCACTCCGGAAGCCTTGCTCCGCACTGAACGCAGAACTTTGCGAGGACCGTTACACGATTTCCACATGAAGGACACCATCCTGTGACTTCCCGAACTCCTCCATCAGCAGATCAGCAGGATCGATGCCGTATTCCCACATGAAATTTTTCAGCCAGTCCTGAAGCCAACTGTCGCCGTGCGCCTCGTGTTCATTCGGCAGCGCGTCTAGCAGACCATCCACCATGGCATCGACCAATGACCAGTCAATCTCAGATTTCTCCGGTTGAAGCAGCTTTTTCCGGTCGTCCCAGTCTGTGAACTTATCCTGACACTCGATCTCGTAAAGTGCCCTGTGTAAGCCTTCCGCATATCCTCTCTCGTATTCATTCCTGAGAGTAGGTGGCGTGTATTCAAGTATTTTCTTGTCAATCGCATGGTGCAGCTTGTCGTAATCAATGAATCTCATGTCGCGTCCTCCTCTGATTTTTTCTGGTCATTTTTGTCAAAGTTCCATGTCAGCTCCATCCAGCACTTGTTTCCTTTTCTGGCCCATCCGGTGATGGAGCACGGTCCTTTAATGATGTCCTTCAGGACCGATGTAAGCAATTCATCTCCCATCTTCCGAGGCCATGGCTGCTTCTCCCTCTCTTCCACGAAATTCAGAAGATCTTTCTGCAGCTCTGTATCCAAACTTGCGAATAACCCCATTCTTTTTTCCTCCGTTATTTCCCGCTCGATCCAAATCCCTTGTCTCCGCGGTCTGTGTCCTCAAACCAGTCTGCAAGTTCCAGCTCCGGAGTCTCGATCGGGAGGATGACCAGCTGCGTGATCTTCTGCCCTTTCGTGATTCCTTCCGGGAAATTGCTGTGGTTGTAGAGCTTCACAACGATACTCCCTGTATACCCGGAGTCGATGACTCCTTCGCTTACCAAGCCGTGATTCACATTCAGCCCGGACTTGCTTTTGAGGAATCCGACATACCCTTTCGGGATCTGCACATGCACCCCTGTATCTACCGTCCAGGAGCTGTGCGCCGGGATGTATCCTCCGGTTGGAGACTTGATATCATATCCAGCGTCAGCCTCATGCGCCCTCTCCGGCATGTAAGCGCCATCGTCAAGCATTACCTTCATTCGTGTTCCTCCTTAATCCCAGGGGAGATGCTCATCCACCGGATGGAAGTCCCCGTTATCTGCTGCCTGCTGCTGGTTGCTCTCGTTCTGCTGCCGGCTCTCGCAGAACTCATGATTGCTGACGACGACATCAGTCGTGTAAACCTTCTGGCCGTCCTTGTTGGTATAGCTTCCTGTCAGGATCCGGCCTTCGATCGCTATCTTTGTCCCCTTGTGGAGATACAGCCCCGCGAAGTCTGCCTGCTTGTCGAAGGCGACGCAGTTGATAAAGTCAGCCCCTTTATCCTTGCCGAATCTGTCGACGGCCAGCCTGTACCTTGTTACCTTCGTGCCCTGAGCTGTCGCCCTGGCATCCGGCTCCGCTGTCAGCCTTCCGATCAGCCATACTTTGTTCATTTTCCTCTCTTCCTCCTTCTCTCTTGCTCCTCGACGAAGAATGCCGCAGCCTCTCTGTCAGCCCTGGAATTCTTCCACCGTTTCTGCCTTTCTTCCAGACACTCGGCTCTCGCCTTCTGGTACTTCTCGCAGGAATCATGGCAAGCCGTGTGCCTCTCCTTGCAGTCCAGGCAGCATTCTTTCATTCTAGCCATGACTTCCCGAACTCCTCCATCCATCTTGCATGTCCATACTCCTTCTCGAAGGTCTTCTGAGCGAGTCTCTGGAGCTCCCTGTCGTTCAGCCCGGTATCATGCAGCAGCCGGTGACAGTTCTTGCAGAGATGGACCGTCAGGCGATAGTGATCCGCCAGCTTCCGGTATGGTCCGTGGAGCATGTGATGGACGTCCATCATGCCATGCTTTCCGCAGATGTAACATGCATCGTCCTGGTCTCCCGGAATGATGCTCCTCTTGTGCTTCATCCCTTCGCCTCCAGCAGCTCTTCCGTTCTTCCGATCAGTGCCTTGACACTTCCCGGAAGCTTCTCTTCCTCCCGCTGTCTCTCGCTGAGGCTGTTGTAAGTCCGTATGAAATGCGACTTCTCCACGCTCTGGACCGTGTCGATGTCTCCCTGGGAAAGCTCCCTCAGGCTGTCAGGGCTCCCGACTGCCTTCCGGATCCGCTCCGGCATCCTGTCGAATTGCTCCTGTGCATGATAGTAACCGTCGCATATTGCCGGATAGACATACATTCCCCAGGCCTCCTCCGCCGTCAGCTCCTGCGATGGCGGATTCTTGATCATGTGGATCTTGTCCACCACCTGGCCGGGAGAGGGAGGAAAGCCCTTCTTCTCCGTAGCAAGGAAAGCCTTCAGTCCGGCTGATGCCTCCGAGTAACTGTAATCTTCGAGGACCATGTTCCAGACTGCGATCATGTTCTCGAAATCAGAAGCAGAGAAGTGTTCGTAAGTCTTCGGGTAAGCAGCCTTGATCACATAGACCAGCTTCGCTGCTTCCTGCTTTGTCATGTTATCCGCCTCCTTCGTTGATGATGTTCAGGAGATAGGCATTGCTGTCGAATTCCTCCGTCGTTCCCGATCTGGCGACAGGCTTATCCCGTTTCTCCCAGGTAACGACCGCACTCTTCCAGCTCTGCATGGGATGTTTTCCCACCTTCCAGCCGATGGAATCGTAGTAGGCGAAGAAGGCCTCCGCATCGACGTGATAGCCCCTCTCCCAGATATACTCCTTCACTTCGGCGAGACTGGGGCGTGAGAAACGCTTGCGTTTCTCTAGAGACGCCTTCGGCGTCTCTCTCTTTTCTGTCTCCGTAGGAGACTCTTTATCCTTATCAGATTCATTATCAGAATCATTATCAGATTCAGATTCATTATCCTTATCTGCCATTTTTGCCATATCTTCGATGGCACTCGATGGCAAATCATGGCACTTGCCATCTTTTGCCATATCCTCGATGGCACTCGATGGCTTTTGCCATTTGGATTTCGCCCCGCGTTTCCCATTTTCGGCCCTCTTCTCGCACTCAGCCTTGTACTTCTGCTGGTCTTCGTCCATCGTCGCCCGGATCATGGAAAACACAGCCGAAACCATCGGATCATCGATGCTGAAATCTTTGTCGCACTGGTAAGCGAAGATGGCCTGCATCAGTTCTCCGGCCTTCTCGACGGGCATCTCCGTGATCAGAGGCTCCCATGATTTGTACATTACGAATGATTTCTTCTCAGACATCGCGCCACGCTCCATATAGATCCATCCAGTCGCTCAGGTCCATCGTTACCAGCCATCCGGACCGGTCCTTCTTGTGGAAGACAGCCGGAAGGCCGTCACCGCGTTTCTTTGCGTCATCTCTCGCCTGCTGCATCGCGTCGTAGAGGTTGAGCCGTTCCTGACATTTCACCTCGACATGAATCCCTTCGAGGCCGACCACATCAGGCTCATGGTAGTAGACCTTTCCACGATGCACTTCATAGCCCCAAGTGTCCCGGATGAGATGGACCAGTTCGAGCTCACCCCGCTTGCCCTTGTTTCTCGCTGCTCTTCCTCGCTTCTTTGGATCGTCTTGCCTGATCACGTCTTTCCATCTCCTCCAGCATGGCCTTCATCTCCTCATCCGGAGGAGTATCAAGACCGATATCCTTCATTTCCGATATGACTCCATCAAGAAGCCTTGAAAATTCCGCTGTCGAATATGTTGAGCTCCCGAAGAAGCAGAGCACATCGATCAGTTTCTCACCGTCCGCGTCGTATCGTGCCCCGACGACCTTTGTCTCCCGCCAAACCCTCTGCAGATCCGGAACTGCTTCCGGCCTGCACTGGATCAGCGTGAACTTTCCGTACCGTTCCAACATGTAGAGGTACATGCTCCAGGAATCCGTCCTCATGGCTGTCGCCAGTTCTCCGAGGCAGGCCCACAGGCAGGCATTCGCATCTAAGCTCCTGCGCTCTCTGTGCTGCCTGACCTCGATATCCAGATCCTTGTCCTTGAATTTCTCAAGATTTTCTGGAGTTTTGCAAGATACGGAAAATGACACGATCGGCTGATGCGTCTTGAAATCAAGCTGAATGTTATGCAGTTTCGCTCTCAGCTTCATAAGGCCAGGTCATTATCTCCTCATACTTGTGTGTCAGCAGCTCCTTCAGGTCGTCGGTCGTGAGCTGCTCGAATGTCTTCTTGCCGTATCGCCGGCAGATCTTCTCTTCCGGGATTCCCTTCTCCAGGAAATGTTTCCGGCAGCTCAGTGCCTTGTTCTTGCTGATCAGCGGAGGAGCATCGTGTTCTCCGAAGTTGTAGACGATCGTGCCCTTCATGCTCTCATTCGAGATAACCAGGCCGGTGATCTTCCGTTCCCGGTAGGAGATCTCCCTTACCTTGAACCTGTCGTAGGTCGTCGGGCTGCCGGCCTGATTCTTCCCGATGTTGACCCGGCCTTCCGGGATCCAGATGAAGGGAGCCGAGTACAGCTCCCGGCCGATGCCCCAGTTGAAGCAGGCCCGCTTGAAGCTGTCGGATGCCTGGCCCTTCTCTGGTTCGGAATTGCTTTCCACCCCGACATCCTGCTTGCTTACCCACTCTCCGCTCTCCGGATCCTTGACCGATACCGTACAGTAGAGCCTGTCTCCGATCAGCTGGTGAGACCGCTTCCAGTTGAACATCCCGAATGTTTCGTCAAGGATGGTCTGATCGACCCTGGCATTCTTGTACAGGAGAAGAGAGCAGCCATTCGCCTTCACCTTCTGAACCCGGCAGTCTATCTCATCTGCCGTGAGAAGTCTGAATTCTTCCGTCATCTGATCCTCACTCCTTCGCTCTGCTCAATGTGAGCTACTCCTACCGTGGCCTTGTCCCCCGCCTTGATATCTTCCTTCAGCGTCTTCGTGTCGATCTTCGGAGGCTGAGGGATCAGGTATTTCTCCGGGACCTCGTTCAGCTCCGTATAGTCATATACGATGTGAGGAGGATTCCTCTGGATGTTGAAGGAGAACAGTTCTGTCTTGAACTTCCTCTTCCCGGTGATCTTCATGTTCTGGTACAGGATGTCCTTAAGCCGGTCCTGGCCGGACTCGTTTGCCTTCAGGCGGCTCATGAGTCTCTGAATCTCGCTTGTGATCCCGTCCGCGTCTGCCTTCATCTGCCTGAGGACCTTTGCATAATTCTCGGCTTTTGCCTCGAATTCGCCTCCGACAGCGTCCATCGTGTCGCGTATCACTTCCGGATCCGCTTCCGGATCTTCCAGCATGTCCAGGAGAGTAAGGTATTCTCCCGAAAGGTCATACAGCGTTGACATATTCTTCCTCCACTTTGTCCACCGCTTCGATTACCTTGGAAAGTTCCTGAAGCGATGCGTACTTCTCCTTGAATGTTTTCAGTTCATTAAGAGCCCTGGAAAGAACGATCCCCCTCATCGTGGTATCTGCTAATGCGATCGCATGGCTGACAAAACTTCCTTCCTCACATCTCCGCATCGAGATATTCACGACGGCCGGAGCCTCGATCTGCCCTTCATCCGACTCATAGACGACATGTACGGCATTGATGATGGTGTGCGCCTGCATCAGTCGGTACCGCTCCGCTGCCTTCGTGTTGTCCCACTCGAAACACTTGTGGAGAGCCGCGCTCTTCCTTCTGGATTCCTCCAGGACATTCTTGGAAGTGACCGCACCATACTTGGCCTCGATCCTTTCCAGCTCATGCCCTGCGGTATCGGCTTTCACTCCGATTCCGTAGGACAATCGATAACTGTAAGCTGCCATATTACGTTCTCCTTTCATTTATTGGCGATTTCCTCGCCTGCCTTACCCTTCCGGGCCTGTCCAAGACATACCGTGCCATGAACGACCACGCCTTGATTCACCACGACTCGCCTAGCCTGCCTTACCCAGACACACCTTAGGCACCATTGCCCGCCTTCCATGCCTGCCATCCCGTGCCTCGCCTAAACTTCCTCAGCGAAACTGACCTTGCCTGCCAAACCTCTACACACCCCTCGCACCTTGACGAGCCTTTGCTTGCCAATCCTGCCGCGCCGATCCGCGACTGACCGATGCCTGACAAACCTAAACGTGCCTGCCGTACCTCTCCGGACTCATCCCAGGCTCGCCCCAACATGACCCGATCAGCCCAGTCAAGCCCCAACTGCCATATCAGTTGCTTTCAACATGAAATTTCCCGAAATTTCCGTCTTTTTCAGGCCTCCATTCGCCGCAGCCATTCGCAAATCCGCCTGCATTTATGCAGTTGATAATCTGCTCAAGAGCAATATCACCGGAAGCGTTGTAGACGATGTTGAAGTGCATCTTCCAATTACGGAACTCGGCTCTGTATCTCAGATCTGCTGATCCCATCCCGATCCGGACCATGTCTTCCCGGAGAATCGGAGGCTCTCCCTCGATCCATCCAAGCTCGCCGTAGTCAGATTCGATGAAGTAGCTCGCCCGGAGTGCCATCTGGTTCTTGACCCATCCGAGGCGATAAGCCGTAGAATTCGCAGCCATCTTGATAGCCGTAACAGGGAAGCCGAATTTTGCCCCGTTACGAATCGCTTCCTCAAAGAGTTCCCGCTCTTCCTCTTCCGTCTTTCCTTCGAAGTCCGGCTTCTCAGTGATCCAGTACATGGAGTTCACAAAATCGTTGAAGGGATCTCTGACTTCCTTCTTCTTCGCTTTTGCCTTGCCCTGCTGAGCCTCCAGCATCATTCTCTTGGCCTTCTCGCTCCAGGCATGGACGATAAGCGGAGTGTCTCCGACGATGCAGATCCTCGCCTTCTTGATCTCTACCGGCTTGATCTGGATTTCCACTGCGTTTTCCTTCTTAGCTGCCATTACGTTTTCCTCCGTACAAAAATATTGTTAGTAGTTACATCGCGCGATGATTGGAAATGATGGAGTCGAACCCTCTCCCTGGGGAGGTCTTAGACCCAGGAACTCCCGGAGCTTCCCATAGAGCCATATGCGGGAACCGTGAAGCTAACTTGTTTGTCTGACATCCAAAAGGAGGGAATTACTTAACCGCATATGGCCGAGCCAGCGGGCCGGGAATCGAACCCGGAACCATGCAGGGGAGTTGCATGCGCTCTTACCATTGAGCTACCCGCCGTACTTGCTGATCAGTCCTTTCCGGCTTTTGTCGCGGCCCATCTCCTGATATCTTCCCGTGGGATGATCCGCTTTGTCTCGATGTACTTCTTTTCAGGGAACATGTCAGCGAGGCCGCAATCCAGAAGGATGTAGAACATGATCGAGAACATAGATGTGTTCCACATAGCCGGTACATTATCCGGGCGAACCACCGCGAAGAATCCGATCGTCAATCCTGCTGCGATGAGTTTTCTGAATACTGGCTTCATGACTTTCCCTCCTCTTCTGGAAGCGCGGATACCGGCTTCTCTATCAGATCCTTCTTCGCGTTGTACAGGACCCTGTTGATATATCTTTCATGAGCTTCCTTGGATGTGACCTCGATCTTGACGATCTGGCCTCCATTGAATACGAAGCTTCCTCTTCGCTCTCCTTCTTCTGTCGTCTCAAACTCGACATTCGAGATGCCGTATTCGATGATCTTGTTGAATACTTCGTTAGCAATATCCGTTTTCATTTCTTCCTCCTGTTTCTGTCCCGGATGAACTCCTCGAAGGAGTCCTGATCGAAGAGGATCACGCGCCCGATCCGGAGAAACATATCCGGTTCTGCCTTCGGCCAGCGCTTGAACTCCGCCGCCAGCTTCTCCCCGGTACGCTGGCACACGGAATATACTTGAGGTATGTCCCGCGACCTGATCCATCCCATTTCCTTCCTCCTTGTTACTCAACAGCCCGAATGATGTCTTTCATCATCGCGATACCGCTGTCTAAGCTCACGTTCACAAAGGTCTGATTGCCTGTCGCATATACAATTTCCACATACTCTTCGCCATCTTTGCACTTCATATACCGAAGGCTACCAATATATGCACCGTCCCTTGTCATCTGCAGCGCTTCGCAGAACGCGTCCAGAATCTTCTGTTTGTTTTCCTCCATCGTTTTCCTTCCCTTATTCAAAATTCAATTTGATTGAACTGTAGGGTAAATAAAATCCATCGGGATTCCGCTCAATTCAGAAATGATTCTTATCTGAGAAAGCGTAGGCTGGCTTTTGCCAAGCTCCCAGTTACTTACTGTCTGAAGCGTCACGCCGATTTTTGCAGCCCACGATTTCTGGGTCATTCCCGAATTAACCCGGCAAGCTTCAAGCGTGATTTTAGGATATTCCATTATTCATTCCTCCTTTCTCTCTGTTGGAATTCAATTTCTTTGAATTTCTATACATAAGATAGTTCAAGTTGTTTGAATTGTCAACGTCAAATTAAAAATAATTTTTGAATCTTTCCAATAATTCTTTTATTTGTGCTATAGTGTGCATGAGGGGATGAAAGGAGCGGATATGTCATATCTTGAAGACTCTGAACAGAGAAGGATATTTTCTGAAAATCTACGTAAATATATCGGGAGATCCGGGAAGACACAGAAAGACATTGCTATTGATCTTGATGTGAATCCGCCGACATTCTCAATGTGGGTTAAGGGAAAAGCAATGCCCTCTGTTTCTGTTATAAGAAAAATTGCTGACTACTTTGGAGTCGGTATTACCGACCTTGTTGACGATAAGGCAGGCAAAAAGGGAGCTGTCTACTATCTGGATCCTGAGACTGCGGAAGCTGCTCAGCAGATGCACGATAACCAGGAGCTGAAGGTCCTCTTCGATGCGGCCCGGACCGCTTCCCCGGAGGATCTCCGCACAACATATCAGATGCTCATGGCGCTGAAAAGGAAGGAGCATGGGAGCGATGATTGATGTGAATGTCTTTGTGATCGCCGGAATGTCAGTGAACGAAGCTGTTACTGAGAACGATGACGGAAGCTATTCCATATTCATCAATGACAATCTTTGCCAGCGGGCGAGGATGTCAGCTTACAAGCATGCAATGCGTCACATCCGGAATGATGATTTCCGGGAAGATGACGTTCAGAGCATAGAAACCAGAGCACATACAAAGGAGGAAGGATAATTGGTAATAGAGGGAATGTAAATATCAGTGTGTTTAATAATCAACTTTAATGTGTTTGACCTAAGTTAATCACAGGATATTCAGAGTATGAAGCCTTTGCAGACATGGTAGATAACTGGCATACAGAGATATTCAATTACTTTGATAATCGCTATACAAATGCCATTACAGAGTCTTTAAATAGGGTTTCAAAGGAAATATCACTACTAGGCAGAGGTTACAATTTTAAGGTTCTAAGAGCCAAGATTCTGTATCGGAATGAAGCTGCTAAACCTGCTAAGTTTGCTTATTATGAAGAACCAAAACCTACACAGGAAATCACACAAGAGTTTGTTTGGGATAACTTTGATGTTGATTGGGTTGTGGAAGAGCCTAATGGCAGTTATATCAAGATTGAGCAGAAAACAGATATTAACCTTGATAACGTGCTTGTATCGTCTGGAACTAACATTGATACTTTGATGGAATACTTCAAGCACAATACATCACAGATATTTCAACGAGCCGCAGAAAAGAGGTTTCCCGATACAGTAGCCGAGATTATAAAGGAGAATGAATAAAAATGAAAGATTTAACACATAAAATGGCACAGTTCTTTAGTGGAGAGGATTTTGCAGAGCATGGTGATGATGCAAGGTTGGAACTAACGCCTGCTGAATTAAGGCAGATTTCAAATCTCATGACGGAAAACGCAAGGCTTAAAGCAGAATTGGCTTTTATAGAAAAAGAAACCACTCTTTATATGTTAAGGAAGAAAGAATTTTGGGAAGAATATTGTCCTAAGTTCAAAAATCAACAAGAAAAACACAGGGTATTTCATACTGTTACCGCAGTTGAGAAATTTTTCAGTGTGATAGGGAATGATGATGCCATAGATGATATTTCTATTCTCAAGGAGCTGGTGCGAAAAATAGAGGTAATGGGGGGAACAAGATGAGAACCCTTGCGACACTAATCCTTTTGGTGATTCTCGATTTGGAGGTTAAGAAATGATAGCAGAAAGGCAAAAGAAAATAAACGAATGGTGTGATATTTACTGTCAGAAATGTGCTGAAAATCTTGATAGAGGAACAGGCTATGTTAATTGTCAGATGGAATGTGAAGTACAAAAAGATGTCGGGATAGCATGTATTCACTATGAAGAATATGTTGAGAGTGAAGAATAAGGAGAGATACCCAAACACAATACTTTACTTAACTAAAGAGTGTTTGGGATTTCTCTCTAAACACAGTGAAGTTGATATATCCGTAATAGAAAAGGATGCCCCCGCGCAAGGGCACCCTTTTCTGAAAGGAAAACGTTATGGATCACTTGTATTTTAGCACAAAGGAGGGAACATGTGGATCGCTGAAAGGAAATCAGGGAAATATTATGAAGAGCGTCTTACGGATCCGGTGACAGGGACCAGCCGGACCGTCTCAGTAAAGATCCGGAAGGACACCAGCCAGGGCCGGAAGGCAGCCAGGGAGGAGCTCATGGAGAAGATGGCGGAGAAGCAGCCATCCCGCCTCAAGCTCTCGGACATGTACAAGGCCTATCTTGCGGAGCAGGAGATCACCGTCTGCAGCAGAACCTATCGCAGGAACCTTGGAGCATCGCACACCATGCTGAAGCTGATCGGAGATCCGTACCTTGACAAGCTCTCTGCCGGCTGGATTCGAACGAAGCTCCTCTCTTCGGGTAAATCTGCGTCTACGCTGAATGAGTGCCTGAAAAGGCTAAAATCGGCCCTCAGATGGGGATACCAGAACGATTTCATTGAGGATATCGCAGTGATCGAGAAGTTGAGGTCCTTCGATGCCCCGTCATATCGCTCCAAGATTGAGAACAAGTACCTGGAAAAAGAGGACCTTAAGAAACTCCTGGAAGCCATGACATACGATTTGTGGAGAATGTGCGCTCAGTTCATGGCCTTGTCCGGTCTTCGTCCAGGAGAAGCCCTCGCGCTCGACTGGGAGGACATCTCTGACGGCTTCATCCATGTCCACAAGACAGCGGACCCGGACACCGGCATTGTGGATCCTCGCCCGAAGACGGACGCATCGGTCCGCGACGTTGCCATTCAGCCGGAGCTTGAGGAGCTGATCAGGAAGATACACGTCTACGACGCCAGGGTAAAACTTGCCCTGCAGTCATCCTGCACCGCTGTCTTCATCGGCGACAAGGGAACCAGAGCGAGATACCCGGCATTCCTCAAATATCTGAAAGAAACCGCAAAGACCGCATTAGATCGTGATGACGTCACGCCTCACATCTTCCGGCACACTCACGCTTCGCTCCTGGCTGAATCTGGAGTCCCGCTGGATGTGATCTCCCGCCGTCTCGGCCATGAGAACTCCGATATCACCCGGAAGGTCTATCTGCATGTAACAAAAAACCGCAAGATCTCGGATGCTGCCGAAATCTCGCGGATCACACTGCTTGCTTGACTAACTGCTTGACTAAGTGTCTGAAAGCCTTGCAAATTAGTCAATATATCGAGCGCGAAACGCTCTTGAACATTACCCGCACTATACCGAATAGTACCGCATTTGCTACGTTTCTTACCGCATTATACCGCATAGTACCGCATTTGTATGCTTGACTTTTTGCTTGACTGAATAAAGGGCCGAGGATCTCTCCCCGGCCCTTCGCGCACGACAAAACACTATATTGTGAAAAGCAGGATCAGGCTTCCTTGATATATGTGGAAATGCCTGCATCCTTCAGCTGCTGACCCAGTTTCTCAGCGTTCGCACGTCCTGAGAAGGCGCCGCACTGGACCTTATACATTCCTCCTTCCTTCTTTATGAAAGCGTCCTTCACATACTTTTTAACCTTAGCAAGCATCGTCTTCGCTCCTGATTCGTAGGAGTATGCCCCGGCCTGAACGATATACATGATATTGGGAGTGCTCTTCTCCACCTGAGACGTTTTCTCCGTCTGCGAGTCATATCTGTCAAGTCCGTAGCGTTGGATGATACTTGTCAGTTTCGATTCATAGCGGACATCGGTAGCATACCCGCCCGCCTTGATGATGTGGATAGCTTCGGAATAATGTGTAGCGTCTACCAGCCCGGCATATCTCCGTTTTGTACCGTTCATCGCTCCGAGCAGATAAGCGGAATGATCCTGTATGGAATCTTCAATACATGGATATTTCCTGAACTTTGCCCGGATCCGGTAGACGCGGCCGTTCTTGTCCTGCTCTTCTGTAACCTTCTCATAGATGGACTCTCCGTCCCAGGAAGAACCGGACCAGGCATTCCCGGAGAGGATCTGCTTCATGCCGAAGCAATTATTCGCTTCAAGTGCGAGATCAGTGCTGCAATATCCGCTTTCGAGAATCATCTGAGCTGTCGTGACCGATGGGAGGATCCCGGAATGATCCACGTCATGAACGAGATCCAGCATGAACTTTGCTCTGGATTCTTCGCTGCCGATTGCGAGGACCTGCTTTGCGGATGTAGATGTCTGCCTGGTTTCCGGAATGGCCTCTGGTGTGACAGAGGACCCTAAAGCAGCATTTACCTTCATAGCCACGTCTCCCAGGCGGGAATACAGCCAGTCTCCCGGGCATGCCTTATTCGCAAACCATCTATGGACCGTGATCAGCATTTCATTCTCTGCCGGCTTATATGCCAGGGACTTGGCCTTATCCGCGAACCACAAGATCTTCGTCTTCCCGTTTCGTCTGCAGATGTCCGTCATGAGCTCGATCAGGCGCATATAGACTTCCGTCTTGAATGCGTAAGGATGAACTTTATCACTCGCGCACTCAATCGTTACGGCCTGCTGGTCATTATCGCGGGAGGAGCTGCACCATGATCTCTTCGATTCAGGAACGATGAGCGCCACTCTCGCGTCAGCTCCTATCACATAGTTCGCGGACGCCTGTGTTGACGTCTTCGCAAACCATGCTCCTGCACTCTCGACGGACATCTGCCCAACGATACAATGGGGAGTGATCCTGTCGATCCTGTGCGTCCTGGTCCCGGAGTTATTCGGTGAAAGTGCTGTGTAGCTTACAAGCGGGCTGTTTGTATATCCCATTCAATCGCCTTCTTCCGTATCAACCGGCTCTTCGATAGTGATCTGATCTGCATTCATGGCCTGTACTGCCGCCTCAATCAGCTGAAGCAGCTGCTCATTCGTGAGAAATCCATCAAGGCCCTGGCGATGAAGTGCATCTTTAATAATTGTGTACGCCCTGTCCTTCTTATCCTTGCCATGGATCGCGCTCTCTGCCGTCTGCTCCACAGCCCGGACCGCTGCGTCCGTGATCTCAGTCACCCACGCCCATCTTGTCCGCTTCAGGGTCGCATCCGCCGACGCCTTCCGCTCTTTCAGGTACGGAATCAGCTGCTTGACCACGATACCGACAAGTGCCGTAATTACTGCCAGAAGAATGTTATAGATCAGCTCATTCATGTTTTCAGTCCTCCTTGTTATGGATGATGTACAAAAAAGCAGCCATCGCTATGATGGCTGCTATGATATCTAAGATCATCATTATGCTCATTGTGCTCCCTTCTGGGAGAGATAACTGTACAGGCTCTGCCGTGTCTTCTTCAGCTCCTCGATGTTGTCTCCGGAGATCTGCGCGTCAATCATTGCCAAGATGCACTGCTGGACAATCGTAGATCCTTCATCGACCCGCTCAAAGTGTTTATCCCCGTTTGCCAGCCTGAACTGGATAGCATCGACCCTCTTTTCGAGGGAATCGATCCTGCCGTTCTGTGTGGCTTCGGGAGCTCTGACAGATGTTGCCGTTGCCTTCAGGAGGGCGACCACTGATCCTGCAAGGACGATCACCTGCATGATATCGGTTACTCTGTCCATGATTATCATTGGATTCAATGGTCTGCCTCCTTTTTCTCAAATTCATATTTTCCATTCCAGAATTTGATTTCTTTTTCAGATATTCCGTACTTCTCCGCGATCAGGCGCTTAACTTCTTCCACGCTCACGCGGACCAGCGTAACAACTTCAGCCATCGTATGCCTCCCCTGTGATCTCCTCGTACTCTTCCGCCGTGATCCAGTCACGCTGGACCGCTTTTGCAAGCCCCGCCTTTGACAGGCGTCCCGCATCGTACAGCCTTTTCAGTCTCTCAAACATGTCAGCCCTCCAAACTCTGCAGTACAAGATCGTCAATAGTTGCATTCATGGACGCGATAGCATCCGTGTTTTTCTGTGTAGCCTTCTCCAGCTTGTGTGCCGTTGTCTCAGGCAAAGGGCCAACAACAGGCTCCGGAGCTGCACATGTGAAATCCAGATACTTCTCCGGGCTCTTCTGGATCTCCGTAATATCGAAATCCGTTCCATCTATTCCCTGGAATTCGTTCCAATCGTAGGCGTATTCTTCTCCAGTTTTCTCTCCCGTCTGCGGG